TTATTGATACTAACTAAGTTAGTTATAAAATAAAAACTCCCCAGGGTAGAAACCCCAGGGAGAAGCCCTGAAAACCAACAAACAGAGCTTTTTTATTCGTTTTTATAGGACTATGAAGGTCCTATTGTAGTGGTTGATGTGGTGGTTGATGTACTTGATGTAGTAGTAGTTGTTGTTGCAAGATCATTACATCCACACTCTGTTTGATTTCCAGTTGGTGTACCTGTTGCTCCACCGTAGAAAGTTACACCACTTCCATCATTACAGAATGAATATACTCCTGAATTAACAGCTTGAGTTTGAATATTTCCTGTTTGACACTCAAACCATTCTGCAGTTCCAGATCCTGTTACATTATACTCTATGTTCAAACAAGGACTTAAACAAACAGTAGTGGTAGTCGTTGTAGTGCTACTTGTACTAGATGTAGTGCTAGTAGAACTTGTTGTAGAAGTGCTACTGCTTGTAGTGGTAGTTGTTGTTGGTTCTATAGTTGTTGTGCTTGTAGTTGTTGATGTAGAAGTGCTTGTACTACTTGATGTGGTAGTAGTTGTAGGTGTATTACAGCTTCCTATTAGAGTGAATACAGTTCCGTTATCTGAATAAGGATTTCCAATTTCATCACAGTTACAGAACTGACCTGAAGGATCTCCGTAATTTACAGGGACTGCTTCTATAACACCATCTAAACATCTATAGTAGTGAACAACATCACCTCCTAAAGGAATTGATGCTCCATCATATTCCCAAGTATTACATGTAGGACAATCAAATATTGTAGTTGTAGTTGTTGTTGTGGATGAAGAAGATGTGCTAGTTGTTGTAGATGTAGAACTTGTAGAAGATGTTGTACTTGTTGTAGAAGATGTACTAGAAGTTGATGATGTACTTGATGTTGTACTAGTTGTAGGAGGAATAGTGGTAGTAGATGTTGTTGTAGAAGTTGAACTTGTACTACTTGTTGTTGATGTTGTACTAGATGTAGAACTAGTGCTACTAGTTGATGATGTAGTACTTGTAGTAGAAGATGTACTTGATGTACTACTTGTACTAGAAGTAGTAGAGGTTGTACTAGAAGTGCTTGATGTAGAACTTGTCGAGCTAGTTGTGCTAGATGTACTAGAAGTTGTAGAAGTGGAAGAAGAAGATGTGGTGGTTGTAGTACATACTGGTGTAATACATCCTCCACGTGTAACTATAGTGTAAACTGCAGTGCCACCAAGAGTGCTCACTAATACACCATTTGGACTTGAAATACTTTGTAAAGGTGTTGGTACAACATCAATCTCTACATTTTCGTCACAGCAAGTTTTATAAGTTAATGATCCTGGGACTGTTACACTAATGTTCAACTGATTAACACAAGGACATAAAGTAGTGCTAGTTGTTGTAGTGGATGATGTAGAAGATGTACTTGATGTTGTACTTGATGTGCTACTACTTGTTGTAGAAGTTGTTGAGCTAGTAGAACTTGTGGAGCTTGTGGAGCTTGTTGTGGAAGATGTAGTACTACTTGTTGATGTAGTGGTAGTTCCACATACCCCTAGGTAGGAAGATGAGACTCCTGGAACAGGAGGAATTACTAAAGACCCTGCACAAGCACATAGATAAATAGTACCAAAAGCTGCTACCTGTGCGGTTGCAAGACTTCCTTTATATGCCTCACATTTGAGGTATTTTACAGTGATAGGAGAAATTGTGTCGTTTGTAACAGAATAGTAACCACACGTAGGACAAACAACTGTTGTTGTTGATGTAGTTGTAGAACTAGTGCTAGAAGTTGTACTTGTAGTGGTTCCACAACAAAATTCAACTGAGTTCTGAAGGATAACAACTTGTTGCTTTATGTCACAAATTTCAGCATCCAATTTTTGAAATGCTACAGTGAGAGTATCACATTTGTCAATTCCTGTACAAGGAAGATCATCTCCACTATACGCAATATATTCACTCTGAATGGGTTGCGCATTACAAGGATCATTACCTGTACAACCACAGTTGTTTACAGATACGACTGATGTGCAGCAAGGATTTTCAGGAAGGAATATCATTTTGCGTATAGAGGGTTTTTATTAGAAAGTACAGCTTCCAACAGATACTAGAATTTCTCCAATTAATGGATCAAATCCAAATGATGTTTGTGTGCCAGTAAGGTTTCTAACAATGTATGTATAGGATGTTATGTTAAACGGATTTGTACATGAAGGATCTTGATAGAGTATAGTACCAGTTGTAAATCCGTAACCCTGACGTATATATAAGTTATTGAATGTAAATCCTGTACAAACATCTAATGGTGCATCAGCCATTCTTACATCTACTGGATATCCAGTTGTAGTTGTTGTAGTGGTGGATGAAGAGGATGATGTTGTACTGGTGGTGCTACTAGTAGTAGATGTACTGCTAGTAGTAGTTGTTGTACACACTGGTGTGCAACAAGGTCCATAAGACATAATAGTGTACTCTGCAGTTCCTCCAAGTGTGCCTACATTAACACAAGAATCACCATTAAGTATATATTCACCTACCAAAAGATTAAGTGAGTTTGCAACACCACAACAGTCTTCATATGTAACTGATCCTTCTACAGTGATGTTCAAAGTGACAGTCTCTCTACAGAAACATGTTGTAGTGGTTGTTGTTGTAGAAGAAGATGTACTTGTGGTGGATGATGTAGATGATGTAGATGATGTACTAGATGTTGTGCTTGTTGTACTAGAAGTAGAGCTAGTACTACTGGTTGTTGAAGTAGAACTAGAAGTTGATGTAGTACTAGAGGTAGAACTGGTAGAACTTGTTGTACTGGTGCTACTTGACGTGGTGCTAGTAGTTGGAGCAGTTGTTGTACTTGTTGTAGTGGTACAGCAGTTCTGCAATATTTGTTGGAGAATAAGTATCTGCTCCTTCAGTTCACAGATTTGCTCATCAGCCTTCTGAAGAGCAACAGTGGCTGTGTCACAGGTATTAATTCCTGTGCAGGGGAGATTTGGTCCACTATAGCTAACAACATCAGTGGGTAGCAATTGTGTGGAGCAAGGATCTCCTCCTACGCAAGGAGTGGTATTTACCAAAGGATTTGTACAGCAGTTATTTTGAGGAGCAGACATTTGTATGTAAGGTTTAAGGAATGTACATAATATAATAGCATCCAAGACCAGGTTGGAAGTTAGGGTGACCTAATCCTCCTCCTGCAGAAGCAACGCTCACATCTGTGGTAACAGCTACTGTGGCAGATGATGTTGTATAAGTTGCGCCTGTTCCAGTTTGCACCCATGTATTGGCACTACCTGTTTCATTTGCATCTACAGGATTACCAAATGTAACTGTATGATTATGAGGAGCTGCTGTTGAAACAGCAGATGCTCCATGGGAGTGAGCAGGTATTTGTGGGGTGGTAAGAACAACAGTGTTAGTACCAACTGCCCCTCCTAAAGAATAAGCAGGATTTCCAGAAACTGCAGGATCAACTGCTGGGTTCAAAGGTCCTCCACCCATACCTGTTGTAGCACCTACACCAACACGTCCTCTTTTATCAGGAGTACTGTTGTTACCGTTACACAAGTAAATCTTTTCAAAAAGACCAACACCTGCACCAGATACATCAAAATTACCAGTGATTGCACCATAGTATTCAACTACAGTGAATGGTACCATCTTAGTATAATACTTAGTGCTAGTGGTGCTAGTTGAAGCTATGTAGGCTGCAATTAATGTATTGAGGTCAGCAAGCTTTACATAGTTGGTACTAACATTCAAAGCAAGGGCATCAAGCTCAATCTCTAGTCCACAAATCTTATTGATAGCTGCCTGAAGGATGGCATGAGTTCCAGAAGTAGAAGTTACGCCTGTAAGACAACCAACTGTATAAGGTCCTTCTAGAGCAGCAAAATCAGCCTCAACTTCTTTCAATCTAGTGTCTAGTTCACAGATGGCCTTTATAAGTGCTTGAATTACATTGGGTAATGTGAGTTCTTCACATTCTACTAGATTCTTATCTATAATCTCACAGATGATCTGAGGATTGATATTCAGTGTTATACCTACCCCATCAAGGGTAGATGTGAGAAACTCAATCAGCGCTTGTTCAACATACGAAAGAGAGTCTCCTGTTTTAATACCTAAAACAGGAACATCTATGCCAGTATATCTTACACACTGATCAGATACAGTTTCTGCACAACCATTATAGCAATTTGAACAAGACATTTATTTATATTTTAAAAGTTTAACTCTGCTAGCTATCATATTCACTGTATAGCAAGCAGCGTAATCAGGATTACAATACTTGTAAGTAAGTATTCTTCTATAGTTTATGAGATCCAACATTACCCCTCCAGGTACAGGTTGGTTCAACATAAACACAACGTTATTGTACAAATTGTTTCCAAGCTCTGCCAACTTGCAATCTATATCAGCAAGAAGGGCAGGGATGCTAGCGCATTCTGGACAATTTGTAAGCCTGGGTGATAGCATTTTTTATAAGTTTTCTTCCTTGTGTGGCGGCAGCATTACAAGCTGCACAAAGGCCATTAATCAATTGACATCCGCATCCAAACTTGGCTCCACAGTTTCTACATACAGCCATATTAATAAAAGTTTATTACATAGTTGGTTCCAGAGCATCCACAGTTGTTCTTAATGAAGTTGTTCAACATCATGTCTGCTTGGTTATATAATTTAATTGCTTCTACATCAGCACAGTTATTAGCGGCAGCAATAGCTCCTTGTATAAAGAAATAGATAGAGTTCAAGTCCACCTTTGCTTGTGTCTTAATAGCTCTATCACATTCCATCATGTCAAGCTTCATAAATGCACCATCAAACTTCTCTTGTATCTGTTCTACACGCATAATTGACTTCTCTACAAAGTTCTGATATGCAGGAGCTACAGAGTATTTTAAACGATAAACCCCATCAGGTAGAGGTTGATCTACACCGACAGGAGTTATGCCTAGATTTGAAGTGGTGAATATATTAAAGTCGTTGACACTAAATGGTCTAATAAATGTGCCAAGTGCAGGTACAGTTATCTCAATGGACGCACCAGAAACAACAGGAGGATTAGTTGGATAGATAGAAGCATCAGCAACCCCTAGCGTTGTTACGTTGTATGTGGGAATCACTAATATATCTAATTTTAAATCTGCCATGCTGTTTGAAATAAATAAGCCAGAGGATCTGAGTTTTAATCCTCTCACCTCTGGCTTAGGTTATATGATATTGTTTTCCGCTTCTACTCTTATGGAATAAGTGTAGTTGTAGAAGTGGTTGTGCTAGTAGGTGTACCAGTCGTAGTGGACGTAGTTGTTAAACATGGTCCGTTTTGAGCAGTTACAGCACCAAGACCAGCTACAAGAACAGCCTCAAGAGCAGTTTCCATAGCGCTATCTTTCTGAACAGCAATGATTACAGTGCTATCTTCTTTGATATAGTCGCCCCAGCTGTATTCAGACTTGTTGTACTCGTTGAACTTGATGTAGTAGGTAGTGTAAGTTGTACCATCACTTACCCAAGACTCAAAGTTCTCGTTGTAGCCATTCATTCTGTACAAATGCTTCAAGTAACCAGCTTGATAGCTGTAGAAGTTCTTCTCTAATTGTGCAATCTCTGCAGATGTACCACTAGCGTAGTTAGAACGCTGTACAATTACAGGAGTAGCTACAATGTTACAAGCATCTGCTACGATGAAGTCAGCAGTTGTTGCAGGTCCGTTGTACACGAATGTACGGAACCACATACGGTCATACTCATAAGGGAATGCTGCTACATCACAAGGTTGACCATACTTAGTAAGAGGCTTACCAGTAATAACCAACTTAGCATTCTGATCGTTACCAACACGTTGGAACTCATAGAAGTCAGTGAAAGTGATGTTGTCAGGGTTGTTTCCAGGAGCCTGCAGTAAGAAATGATAGATGATGTCATCAATCAAAGCAGGTACATCAACTAGATCACAAGGATCTCCACCACAGTCACAGCAAGGAGCTTGAACTGTTACGGAACGAGTGAAACCGTTGAAATACAAAGTGTCTAAGTAGCTAGAGTGAGCACGGAGAGTTACGGTAATAACATCACCACACTTCACATTCCAACCACCAACTTCTGTAATCTGAGTGATAGGAGTAGGACATCCGTCCACTTTATACCATTCAGTTACATTGCTGTTACAACCAGCACCAGAAGGACAACCTTTAATCTTATCAGAACGCTTAGAGCCTTGCAGATAAGTGTTTGTACGGCCCTGCGCAACATAAAAGTAAGGAGCAGCAGCGATGTTAGCAGCTGTTGCTAATGTGTAGTCAGCTTTGAAGATACCAACCTGACCTGCTGTTAAATTTTGCGTAGATCCAGAGCTAGGGAGCGCAGTTTGCCCTACTGGTACTACGAACAGCGTAGTTAATGAAAAATCAGCCATTTTGCTTTATTTTAGGTGATTAAAAAATTATTCGTTTGTCTGTATTCTGAATTGTGCACTTTGAACAGCAGATTGGTTCTCAGTGTACATTGCAAGATTTTGTACTGTTAAGTCTAACAACTCATCCTCTAGATAGAGTTCAAGTTCGCAGTCCTGATCAAATGATGGTTGCCCGTCTAACATGATATATCCTGTCTTGTTTATATACACAGGATAGCGCATATAGGACATGTAGATATCTTTTGGAGTGAATGTACCATCAGTGAAGATGGATATTTCATCTGTCGAAAGGAAGTTGAAAGTCTCTTGGTATTCAAAGCTTGGTTTGTAGTGGGTGTTATTCAGGATGAACTGAAGGTCACCATGTTTAGCCAAATCTCTGTTAATCCAAATCTTTCTATCCTTACACACCCCTTTGTCAGCAAGTACATATGCATCTATATAGAACATATACTTGGGATCAAGCAGGTGTAGATTAGCAAACCATTGATTTAGTTCTGGATTCTTAAGTGTTAGCTTAAGAGGTTGATTGTTATACGTGACCACTAAGCTTTGGAGGTCCTCATAACGCTTCTTGAAAGCATCGAGACCCATTCCACTTATTACACTAAAACCATCAACCTTTTGTTTTATCAGCTTAATCTGAGCTTCATTCAAAGCCAAGATCTTATCTTCTAAGTTTATTTGCTGGTGAATGTTGGTCGATAGTTTATTTAGTTTTTGGTCAATCTTATATAATAAACTATCTACTGGTATCATACTGCAGCTAATTTCTTAGTTTTCAACTTACCTTCGAGAGTGAGGAGCAAGTCCTGATTATCATCGTCAGCAAGCTGTTTAATCAAATCATCTTCGTCCTTAGCTATTTCAAACTCACCCTCGTAAATCTTACCATTAGGTTTAGCTCTATATACAGAATGAGAGATTGCTTGTTTCACTAAGTCCTTGATATGGAGTAAGTTATCTTTCATATCTGCGAAGCGTGTGAACACTTCAACAGGATTTAACCCTTGATACTTACCGTTTTTAAACTCGGTTTGTTTGAGGACATTATCTACAAGGTTGTAAACTGCTTCCTCTTTAGTATCATCAGTTACAGGTAATCCCAACAGACGTGCCACTTTTCTCTTCCTTTCAGGAGTCATACCATCAAACTTAACAATAGCTTTATTGATAAGTTGTTTCTTCTTGAATAGCACTGCATTCTCGATTTCATCATCAGCTACATAGAACTGAGTTTCAGCAGGATATTCACCACGCTCCCAAGCCTGATAGCTAGAAGCAATTGTTGGGTGAACACGCAACCAAGAGAAAGCTAGTTCCTGCAGAGGAATTGCAAGATCGAAGAAGTTATCACCATCCAGAAGCTTTACAGGTTGAACATGTAATGCATCACTTGTAGAGGTAGATAATCCATAGTTCCAAAAGGAAGCACGAGGACTTATATCAACATCTCCAAGAGCAGCCTGTAGCTTGTCTCTAAGTTTTGTAACACGTTCAATCTCCATTTCTCTTTCTAGAGGATCTTGGATTCTACGGATGTAAGAAGCATCAGGATCAATTCCTGTTCTATACTTACCATCTAGTTCCTTGTAGGGATATTTAAACACCCCTGTTCCAGGAATACGTGTTAGACCTTTGAGTGCAAGACCACCTTGCATTGTCTGAAGTTGAGAGTTATTATACTCCTTCTTAATCGTTGAGATTTTACCTAACTTACCCATATGTAGTTTATTTATTTGGTTTGTTTGCAGAGATGTGAGGTTTGAACCT